CATTAAACATTTGTTAATTGATTACTTTGCTTAATCGTCCAAGTTATAGTGTATCAGCGATATGGCGGATTGTGAATTGCCGAACAGGTTTAGGACTTACGGATGCCTAAGCGGAGAGACTAGCACAACTGTGGCAGTCATTTATGAATCTTGGTCTCTCGGTTCACTGATTTTCAGAATGTCAAAAAACGTGTGCGCCAGTTGCGCGGAAGTGTGTGTTTCAATTATGATGTAAATGTACGGTAAGAAACCACACACTCCAAATCTGAATATCAGATAGTTAAGGCATAAAATTTAGTGGTAACTTATTGTTTACCACGCATTTAACCTCTTTTAAAATTTATTTTAAAGAAAGTTTAAAAAAATTGAATTTCCTAGAAAACACTAGAGGTCTAGTCTCCTAGAGTTTGGCAATAAAATTTAAAGAATGTTTAGAAAAGACATTTGGAAGTATCAAATAATACTTTATAATTTTAGTCTTTCAAAATTTGAAAATTAAAATTTACTATCAATGATCAGAACTAAATTTCCAGCAAAACAACAAAGCAGATCCACATATTTTCCTTACTATAAAAAAAATCATTCTGCAAAGAGTGTTCCAGTTAAGTGGAATCCCTTGTATCTCTCAATACTTGAAAAACTATTTGAAAAAGGATGCACACAGCGGGAAATATCAGAAATATTGAATATAAGCAAGGATACTATTTCATATTGGTTAAGATCAAAGGACTCAGTAAAACAGGCACAAATACGCGGCGAAAAAGAAATGATCGAAAAAGTAAAACGATCCTATTATGAATTGGCAATAGGATATGAACATCCCGACACCGTTATACTAACAAATAGAGTAACAAAATATGATAAAGAGGGAAAACCCCTGTACTCATATACCAAACCCCTGAAAGTTCCCATAATAAAACATTATCCTCCCAATGCATACGCCTGTCATAAAATTCTGACAATAAAAGATCGGGAAAATTGGATGGACGTACAAAAAATAGAAAATCAATTGCAAATAAACATTCAAAACAATATAGATTTATCTGATTTTTCCGATGTAGAACTGGAAGCCCTCGAAAAAGTAGGAATAAAACAGTTGGCAATAAATGCATTGGAAAACCATAATAATTAAAAACAGAGAATGAACGACACCCTTCCCATATTAGATAATAACGTACTGATAAAAGAAACTCTGTCCAATAAAAAAGATAGGGCCTTTAAAGCGTTATTAACTCCAATGCAAATACGGAGGGAAATAAATAACCGTTCACTGCATAAATTCTTAATATATTTCTGGCCTGTAATATCCAACCAAGCTTACCAAGACAATTGGCATGTGGAAATACTTTGTAAAGAATTAGAAGAAATTGCATATAGAGTAGGAAATAGACAACCAAAACTACATGATCTGATAATAAATATACCTCCAGGAACAACAAAAACAATAATATGTAGTATAGTATTCCCCGTATGGTGTTGGACGAAATGGTATTGGATGAGATTTATAACAGTATCCTATAGTAGTGCATTATCGTTAGAGAGTGCGGAATATTCCCGTGACCTAGTAAAATCGGAACAGTTTAAGGCTGTATATCCGGAGCTGGACATCAAGCTAGATAAGGATACCAAATCTAACTTCAAAGTTGTAAAAAAGGAAATTGGTAGAATAGGATTTATGCCTCGTCAGTTAAATGGTGGTAATAGATATTCAACTTCCGTTGGTGGAACACTGACAGGATTCCATGCAGATATATTAATTTGGGATGACCCATTGAATCCTCAAGAGGCGGTAAGTGCAAAGGAATTGGAAAATACAAATAGGTGGATAGATCAAACCCTCCCGACTCGTAAAACTGATAAACGTATTTCCACTACAATTGGAATAATGCAGCGATTAAATCAAGATGACCCCAGAGGACACATCCTCGCTAAAAAGAAAAAGAATGTCCGCCATATATGTCTCCCCGGTGAAATAGAAAACTACAAGGAACAAGTATATCCACCCGAGCTTGCAAAATATTATGTAAATAATCTCCTAGACCCAGGACGAATGGATTGGGGAGTATTAAAGGATTTAGAGGCTGATTTAGGACAATATGGTTATGCTGGTCAAATAGGACAAAATCCAACCCCTCCAGGCGGGGCAATGTTTCAGGTAGATCACTTCCAAATAATAGATCATCTGCCAGCATCCGTGAATACACAATCAGTAGCAAGATATTGGGACAAGGCAGGCAGTCAAGGTAAAGGCTGTTTTACGGCTGGTGTAAAGATTATGAAACTGTTTACAGGAAAATATATAGTATTAGATTGCAAACGGGGACAATGGGGTACACACGAAAGGGAACGTATTATAAGGGAGACAGCGGAAGCAGATGGACAGGAAGTTACTCAATATTTGGAACAAGAAGGAGGAAGCGGGGGTAAGGAAAGTGCTGAAAGTACGGTTATTAATTTAGCTGGATATGTTTGCTTACTTGACCACCCTACGGGAGATAAAGTATTCCGTGCTGATCCTTTCAGTGTGCAAGTAAATAATGGTAACGTTATGTTACTACGAGGAGACTGGAATAAGGATTTTATTGATGAATACCGTTTCTTTCCATTTGGTAAACTAAAGGATCAAGTGGATGCAGGTAGTGCATGTTTTAATAAATTAGCAGGTAAACGTTTAGCGGGGAGGGTAACATAATATGGAATGTAGTATTTTACCATTTACTAAGGCTCAATTTGAACATCAATGTAATATTGAAGGAGAATTAACATATAACAGAATAAAAGAAATGGAAGAAGAAAACAAAATACACGGTAAAGTTAAATTTTTCAATAAAGAAAAAGGATATGGTTTTGTTAAATCAGGTGTGGATGAATACTTTTTCCATAAATCTAAATGTTTATCTGATAATATAGAGAATGACAGCCCGGTTTCCTTCGAAATAACATTCACAGCGAGAGGAACGCAAGCAATTAATATAAAACTACTATGAATCCAAAAATATTTAATGTAGAGGCAGATAATGTAGACTTGGAATTTACGCAAGGAGACACAATTGATTTGTCTTTTTCTGTTAAAAAGAATAATGTGGTTTACGATATGTCAGGAATGACTATTAATATGACAGTAAGAACAAAGGTTATTAGGACATTAAGTTCTGATGGGACATCCCCTGCAATAAGTATTTCCACTTCTACCTTGCATTTAGTTTCATTAGGTTTTACTGAATCTGGAAAATACCAATATGATATACAGGTAGAGGATTTATCAGATGAGATATTAACAATTGTAAGAGGTAATTTAATAGTGGTAAAGGAACAAACGGTATGAAAAGGGGATTTACAATAACATATTTGAATCCTAAACGATTTAAAATAGGATTTATCCAACGTTCCGTGACTCCTATTGTTGTTACAGATTTAATATTTAATAGTCCAAATAATACTTATTATCAAATATTGATAGATAATGATGGAAATATGTATACTATCGTTACATCAATTGCAGGTGTCAATTATTTAGTTATGCACAGTGCAAACGGTGCTGGTTTTAAATTAATGGTAGATAATGAGGGTAATATATATCAACCCAATGAAGTAGTAACTGAAAGCGGGGTTTTATATAAATTATTGAGAGCTCCTAATGGTGATAATTACTCCCTGACCATATCTAATGATGGAAATTTAATACAAACTAAAATATGAGAAAACAAATTTTATTTATATTATTTATATTTTGTAGTCTATATGGACAATCACAAAATTATGTATTGTATAGACGAGATACATTAAATGGAGGGGGCATTGATAAAATAGCCACCGTAAAATTGGTAATGGATCATTCTTTTCCAGGCTTTGGACTAACTAGTACAACAGCCGCATATGGTAATCATAACCATTCTGGAATTTATGAGCCTGTTTTGGGCAACCCAGGAACTACGGGGTATGTATTAAGTTCAACATCCGCGGGAGTAAGATCTTGGGTTACACAATCAGGTGGCGGAGTAATAACCACAGCACCCTTACATGGTACTACCTCTTTAACAATAGACCAAGCAAACACAAGTCAAGGAGGTTATTTAACTTCAACAGATTGGAATAAGTTTAACGGTAAATTAGATAGTACATACTTGGCAGAGATAAACGGAGAAGATACCCTATACATTTCCTCCGCTCAAATCCTATCAGGCATCAACGACACCCTTGTAACTACCAACACAGGTACAACTCAAACTTATTACACCCAATGCCTGCTAAGTTACAGACATGTTTCAACCGCTTACACAGGAGGAACAACTGACACGATTGCGGTGTTCGGAAAATATAAAGGGGTTAAAAAGAAACTGCTTTACATCTCATCTTCTTACATAACCGAATCTTATTCAGGTCGCGGCCAATTCCCGCTTGCATGGGATAAACTTGATCCTGGATCACCTATTTGGGTGCATATTCCGTCATTTTCAACAGGCAATGGAATTTTAAGGATGCGATTTATAAAGAAACAAGAAAATTGGTAACTAATTTAAAACTATAATATTATGAAGAAAATTATTTTTACACTAACATTTATTTTGAGTTCTGTCCTGATGTTCGGACAATCAGTAACAATGACAATTAACGGGGCTTATGCTGATAGTTCAGGCAATGCAAGGAACTCTAATAAGCTACAAGGTAAAGATAGTACTGCACTGTTGGCTTATACAAAGGTTTTAGTGTCATCTTTAGGAATGCCTACTTGCGTTCAGGGAGATTTGTTGTACGGATCAGGTACAAATACTTATTCTAAACTTGCAAAGAACACAACTGCTACAAGATACCTTGCTAATACGGGTACAACAAACAATCCAGCTTGGGCTCAAATAGCATTAGGAACGGGAGTATCAGGAACATTGGGTTATGCGAATGGGGGTACTAATGCGACAACTCAGATTAATGCAAAAACAAACATGAATTATTGGACATTACAAACTGCAAGCGTGAATTATAATGGTTCGGTAGGGGTAAATATGAATAGGGCTCCAAATTATGCTTTTGAAAGTTTAGGTTATGCAAGGTTTGAGGCAACAATGCATAATTTAACGGCCTACCCTTATCAGTTTATTAATCTGCAAAATGATTCAGCAGCAAATGGCTTAACTATTTTAGCATGTTCAGACGGCAATACAACATATGGCGGAGTATGGATAAATTTTTGTGATGCAGGAAATGTATCTTATGGACAAATATATCAAGATCCTTTAACCGGTTCAGCAATTCTAACAACTCCATCGGACGTAAATTTGAAAAAAAATATAATTGACACTAAATTAGATATTAATACTTTAATGCAAATTAAAGTTAGAGATTATCAATTTAAAAAATCAAAATATCAAAGTACTGGTTTTATAGCACAGGAACTTTACGCTATTTACCCTTCATTGGTTTATAAACCAAAAGATTCTAAAAGCAATTGGCAGGTTAACTATCAGGGATTGATCCCTCTCCTTGTAAAATCTATACAAGATCAACAGGCAGAAATATCAGATTTAACAAAAAGAATAGAAAAGTTAGAAAAGTTGATTAAATGAAATATTGGTTTATCATATTATTTTTTTTATCCATCAACCTTTCCGCTCAGAAGTGGACGGAATGAAAAAGTACTGATACCCTGAAATGTAATAGTTTAAATTAAAAAATTAATATTATGAAAGACCTTTTTAAAATAAACAAAATAGCCATGTATATACTGGCGGGAATAATTGTAATTGGTTTTTTTGTACTAATGTATATTTTAATGTTTGTCCATATACCAATAGAAAATGTAAATACGGCTAATTTAGCAATTGGGGCTTTGATAGGTTCATTTACAAATATAATTGGTTACTTTTTTGGATCATCTTCAGGAAGTGCTGAAAAAACACAATTATTGAATAAAAAAGAAGAAATCAAAGAAATAACACCAGTACAATGAGCTTTATTCAATTATTTATTTGGGTATTAAGCTTACTATTATTGGAAGCAATGTGGGATGGAAATGATTTCATCTACCATAAGACCGCAAAACAAATATACGGATACACATCTCACATAATGCAATTATTATTATTTGCATCTATTTTTATGTTTGGTATGAAAATAGGATATTTATGTGGATTCGGTACAGGGCATTTTAATTACACGGCACTATTATACGTGTTACTAGGGTATGCAACATTAAGAGTTTCCATATTTAATGTAGTGTATAATAAATTTGTAGGGAATCCTGCAATGTTTATCGGAACATCCAATTTATATGATCGGTTGTTAAATTTAATTATTCGATTATTACAGAAATGCGGTTTAACCGACATTCGATATTTTAATATGGTATACGGAAATATACTTGTATTATCGTTTTTCTTTGCTTGCTGGTTTATTAACGATGCAATAAACAATTTATAATGAAAAGAACAAAACATACTTCCATACAAACTAATGAACAATTACAAACGTTGGCAAGTGAATTGGTTACACGTGCCTCAATTGCTGCAAAGCTTGGTCAACAGTATAGTGGTAAGCGGGATTTATATGAGGCATTAGGGTATAAAACAACTTTAATTTATTCAGACTACCTGACCCAATACTGTCGCCAAGACATAGCTAAGGCAATAATTGATAAACCTTGCAAAGGAACATGGAAAGGTGATATATTAATTAGGGAAAATAAGGATGATAATGAAACAGCCTTGGAGAAAGCCTGGACAGACTTAGTTGATGTATTACACTTAAAAGATAAATTTCAAAGGGTAGATAGGCTGGCAGGCTTAGGCAAATATGGAATTTTATTATTAGGTTTATCTGATGTTAGAACAACGGAAGATTGGATCAAACCAGTTTCCTCTTCTAAATTAAAATATGTAAAGCCTTTCGGAGAAGGAACTGCTATTATACAAACGTATGAATCTGATACAAGTAATGAACGGTTCGGAATGCCTCTTATTTATTCAATAAGCATTCAGGATGCAGTCAACGGAACATCATCGGTTATTAGTGTTCATTATTCCAGAATAATTCATATAGTGGATGATATATTGGAATCGGAAATAGAAGGTTTTCCACGTCTTGAACCTGTGTTTAATCGATTGATGGACATTGAGAAGATTGTAGGAGGTGATGGTGAGATGTTTTGGAGAAATGCACGTCCTGGTTTTGCAGGAAAATTAGATGATAACTTTCAAATCACTCCTGCCGCCAAAAAAGATATAAACGACCAAATAGAGGAATATGATCACAATTTAAAGCGAATTTTAATAAATACAGGATTAGATTTAAAACCCTTATCTCAGCCCGTGCATGATCCTAAAAATCATGTGGACGTACAAATTCAAATGATTTCAGCACAAACCTCAATTCCAAAACGAGTTCTAACAGGAAGCGAACGCGGAGAATTAAGTTCCTCACAGGATGCAGATGAGTGGAAAACATTTTTACAGGACAGACGGGAGTCCCATGCGGAAATAAGAATATTACGACCATTTATTGATCGAATGATTGAATTCAAGATATTACCCAAACCATCAACAGGTAAATATGTCATTCAGTGGTCGGATTTATTTGCAATGTCAGAAAAAGAACGCACGGAAATAGGCAAGAATAGATCCACAGCAATTAAGGATTATGTAGCAAATCCTGTGGCAGAGGCAATTTTCCCACCAAAGGCATTTATGCAATTTTGTTTAGGATTAGATGAGGATCAAATTGAATTAGTAGATGAAATGGTAGGAGCAGGGATGACAGAGGAACAAATAGCACAATTATTAAATCCTGAACCTGCTCAGCCTGATCCTAATCAACCAGATAATACAAACCCACAAATAACAGAATAATATGAAGGAAGAAGTAAAATTATTAACCGTACCAGACCCTAATATTTCAAAAATAATTGAATTTTTCGGGTTGGATATTAATGTTGTAAAGTCAGTTGATATTCACATTGAAATCGGAAAACCTGTAACATTAATGGTTTACCAATACACAAACCCACAGAATGATATTCAATTAGAATTAAAAAAGAATGACTAATACCAAAACATATTCCGTTTTGTCTGCACAATATGATCCTTCGCAAACCACCGCGTTGCGTAATGCTTTTGCTCGGGA